ATGCAGTTATCATGGTACATATAGATAAAGACTTGAATCAATTCAGAGGATGGCACTATAACTACAGGAACAAAGAAACCTATTATGTTACAGAGTTTAATGGATTGAAAAGTTTTTATACTCAGATACTAACAGGAGATAGAATTGACAATATCATCGGTATCAAGGGAATTGGTGCAGTTAAAGCGGAAAGGATTCTTAAAGAATGCAAAGACGAAAACGAAATGTATCTTGCTGTACTCGAAGCATACAAAGGAGACTCGGAGCGAGTACTGGAAAACGGACAACTCCTGTGGCTACAAAGGGAAGTAAACCAAGTTTGGCAACCGCCTCAATTGTCTACGTCGAGTGGGTCGATGCAGTCTCAGACGGAGGATGGGAAGACGATATCAAAGTAGACATACATCCTGTCAGGACTATCGGTTACTTAGTAGCTGAGACTAACGATGGGATCTGTCTAGCGTCTACAGTATCAGGTGAGATGAGTAACGCAAGGATGCATATACCAAAGTCATGGATCGTGAAACGAAAGGAAGTTAAACTTGAAACCCCAGTCAGCAAAAGCAAAAGGAAGAAACCTACAGCAGGATGATGTAAGAAGTACTAGCATGGGTGCAGGTGGTGAAGATGTACAACTAAGTCCGGCAGCTAGAGAGTTCTTTCCTTTCCAAGTGGAGTGTAAGAACCTAGCAAAGATTGCTGTATATAACTACTACGAACAAGCTAAAGAACATGGATACCATCAACCGGTAGTGTTCATTAAGCAGAATCAAAGTAGACCACTAGCAATCATTGATGCAGAATACTTCTTTAAGATGGTGAGCAAATGAGTTGTTCGAATCATGATTATGAATCAACTATAAGAGAACTTGAGAGTGACATCTATGATCGTGAATGCGAACTAGAGACTCTCGAATTAGAACATAGGATGATGAGAGCAAGGATGGAACGACTCGAAGCAGAGAACCTAGAACTACAAAAGCAAGTAGATGCACTATTACTTGTCGCTGAAGTTAAGGAACGAAAAAGACTTGAAGTAATTCAAGATGTTTGGAAACATACAATGGAGAAAACATGACACAAGATAATTATAGTTTTCAATTTAAAGATGAGCATAGAAACATTAATCATAGCTTTACTTTTGATTCAGGTGTACATCATTACGAAGTCTATCGTGAGTTAGTAAGTTTCTTAAGTGTAGTCTACGGCTATGACTTACATGCGGAGTATACAGATTGAAAATACTACTACTCGATATTGAATCCAGTCCAAACGTAGCACACGTGTGGGGAATCTGGCAGCAAAACGTAGGTATCAATCAGTTAATGGAGTCTTCGTATGTACTATGTTGGGCAGCTAAGTGGCTAGGAGAAGACGAGATTATGTTTGATTCTGTTCATGTATCTAAACCTAAGAAGATGCTGAAAAGAATTCATGACTTGATCTCAGAAGCTGACGCAGTTATTCACTACAACGGTACTAAGTTTGATATGCCGACATTGAATAAAGAGTTCTTGTTACATGAAATGAATCCTCCTGCTCCTTACAAGCAGATTGATTTACTCAGACAAGTACGCAGTCAGTTTAGATTCCCTAGCAACAAGCTAGATTATGTGGCACAGCGACTAGGGTTGGGTAGCAAGACTGCTCACGAAGGTCATGAGCTTTGGGTTAAATGTATGAACAAAGACAAAGATGCTTGGTTCAGAATGGAGGAGTATAATAAACAAGATGTCATACTATTGGAAAAACTTTATCACAGATTGTTACCTTGGATTAAGAACCATCCGAACCACAATCATCATGCCGACGGTCAGGTTTGTCCGAGCTGTGGTGGTACTCACCTACAAAAGCGTGGTATTTCTGTTACAACTACCAGTACTTATCAGAGATATCAATGCAGAGCGTGTGGCTCATGGAGTCAGGGAACGAAACAAGCGAAAGCATCAGTAGGAGTTAAGCCGTTATGAGTGGAGATCACAACATGAATCAAATTAAAGAAGGGTATAGACACTATGATAGTCCTGTAGCTATGCCTGATTTAGGTTCACCTAGGGAGTTTACTCTTGATGAATACTTTAGTGGGTTACAGAAGCTGATGGACGATGAGGACATACCTGTTCAGAGTACTCAGATAGGTGGTAGTCATTATCAACGTGCTATCCAACCGTGGGATATTATTCATGAATGGGAGCTTGACTATTGGGAAGGAAATGTGGTAAAATATATACTACGTTGGAAACATAAAGACGGCGTACAAGATCTAAAGAAGGCTAAGCATTATTTAGAATATCTAATTGAAAGGGAATTAAATGACAACTAAGAAACAAACAGTAAACTTTAGTAAGTTCTTTCCGGAGGACAATGCATTCGTATCATTATCAGGGATGTTCAATCCAAATGCAAAAGACTTCTTGGATGAAGAGTTTGATTTAGATCTTACGATTCAATCAGCAGGTGGACGATTCATTAACTTGTATTCATGGCTAGACACTAACGAGTCTACGTTGAAACAGATGAAAGCAATTCACGAAGCTACAGGTAAAGCAATCGAGTTCTACGAAGCAGCAAAACAAGCTAAGAAAGAAAAGAAAGCTAAGCCGATTGACTTTGCACCTAAGCGTGTCTTGAAAACACGTAAGTAAACTATGTATCCGTTGACGCTACAAGAATTACAAGAGAGGCTGAAACGGCTCGATGAACTATCTCTTCTAGAGTTATTAGATATAACTTCAGAGGAGATAGTCGAGATGTTTGTAGACCGTATTGAAAATAACTATGACCAACTGATGAATGAAGTTGATTATGATGGAGAAGAAGAAAACGATGAGTAAATATGAACTAACACCTTACAATACCTTCATCGCTAAGAGCAGATACAGTCGCTACTTAGATGACAAGGGTAGACGTGAGCATTGGAATGAAACAGTAGCACGTTACTTTGATTTCATGACTAAGAATCTTAAGGAGAAGAACGGTTATACATTAACTCCTGAGTTACGTGCAGAGCTACAAGAAGCAGTAACAAGTTTAGATGTAGTACCTAGTATGAGAGCTGTAATGACTGCAGGTGCAGCGTTAGAACGTCAGAACGTAGCTGCATTCAATTGTTCATACCTTCCTATCGATGACCCTAAAGCATTCGATGAAGCTATGTACATCTTGTTATGTGGTACAGGGGTAGGATTCTCAGTGGAGCAGAAGTATGTTAAGCAGTTACCTGAAGTGCCTGAGCAGTTGTTTGATAGTCAGACTACTATTTCTGTTTCGGATTCTAAAGAAGGTTGGGCTAAATCGCTTCGACAACTCTTGGCTTTATTGTACTCTGGCGAGATTCCAAAGTTTGACTTATCCAAAGTACGTCCTGCAGGAGCAAGACTTAAGACTTTCGGTGGAAGAGCAAGCGGTGCAAAACCGTTGGAAGACTTGTTTAAGTTCACTATTACCAAGTTCAAAGGATCAACTGGTCGTCGTCTTAGTTCCCTTGAATGTCATGATCTTCTCTGCAAGATCGGGGAAGTTGTGGTTGTGGGTGGAGTCCGAAGATCAGCAATGATTAGCTTGTCTGACTTGTCTGATGATAAGATGGCACACGCTAAAGCAGGAGCATGGTGGGATGGTAACGGTCAACGTGCATTAGCTAATAACTCAGCTACGTATGAAGAGCGTCCGGGCATTGGTCAGTTCATGCGTGAGTGGACTAGTATTTATGAATCACATAGTGGTGAGAGAGGAATATTTAATCGTGATGCATCGCAGAAACAAGCTGCAAAGAACGGCAGAAGAGACAGTACTTACGAGTTTGGTACGAATCCTTGCTCTGAGATCATTCTTCGCCCTTATCAGTTCTGTAATCTATCCTCTTGCATTGTTCGTAGTGATGATACTTTGGATTCTTTGGAGCGTAAGATTAGGTTGGCTACGATTCTTGGGACATTCCAAGCTACGTTAACTAACTTCCCTTACCTACGTAAGATTTGGCAGAAGAACACAGAAGAAGAAGCACTACTAGGCGTATCAATGACAGGTATCCTAGACAATGCTTTGTTGAATAACCCTGATGATTTAGAGTTACCTAAACGATTGGAGAAACTAAGAGATGTGGCTGTCGAAACAAACGCTGAATTTGCTGCAGCTGTTGGTATTAATCAGTCTGTTGCTGTTACTGCTGTTAAACCTGAAGGGACAGTTTCTCAGCTATGCTCAACTGCAAGTGGTATCCATCCTCAGCATTCTCAGTTTTATATCAGACGTGTTAGGGCGGACAACAAAGATCCTTTAACTCAGTTCATGATTCAAGCAGGGTTTGTAGCTGAACCTTGTGTGATGAAGCCTGATAGTACTACAGTGTTTAGCTTCCCAGTTAAGGTAGCTGATGGTGCATTACTACGTGAGGACTTGTCTGCTATTAAGCACTTGAAGTTATGGTTGTTGTTCCAACGTCATTACTGTGAACACAAGCCGTCAGTAACTATCAGTGTGAAAGAGAACGAGTGGATGGAAGTAGGAGCTTGGGTGTACGAGCACTTTGATGAGGTAACTGGTGTATCATTTCTACCGATGGATGGTGGAACATACAAGCAAGCACCTTATGAAGAGTGTACTGAAGAGCAATACAATCAGTTGCGTATGTTAGTACCTGATTCTGTTGATTGGGATAACTTTAAGGAGTATGACGATAACGTAGAAGGTGCTCAGACGTTAAGCTGTACTGCAGGAGGGTGTGAAATATGAACGTAGAACTAAGTGTAATTAAAGGGTTTGGTGTTGGTGTAGAGTACGTCAACGGTGATGATGTAGGAGAGGATGATGTTTCAGTCTATATAGTAATTGACTTAGGTTTCATCCGTCTCTTGTTTACAACTTATAAAGCAGTAGTTTAACTAAAAGGACGTGTACCTGTTTTATCAATAATTAGTGCTTGTTTTCTTGGGCTTGCTTTAGGATCATTAGTAACGCTAATGTGAGTCCAAGATCCAAACTCTTCAATGATTTGATCGAACGGTACACCCTTAACCTGACAAGCTAGTACAACTTCTCTAGGTGTCATCCCCGGCACTCTAATATCAGCAGCACATCCTACTCTGTGTTGACTAGTATCCTTAGATCCTACAGCGTCATTAACAGCTTTGCTTCTGAACGCAGAGTTAATCATAATAGGTTGACCTACTACAGCTCTAACAATCTCAAGCAATGCAGCGAGTCTACTTAGGTTATGAATCTCTTGGTCATTAGGAGTATTGTCTAATCCCTTACGCTCAGCAATCTCTGAGTGAGTTAGTTCTTCTAGTGTGAAGTGAACTGATACCGGAGTAGATGTCATTCTTCAATTCTTCCTGCTCTTAAAGGTTTAATCTTCTTAGCTACACCAAGCTTCTCTTCTAAGATAGCAATGTGTAATCTGTTCTCAGCGATAGCATCTCTATTCTTTTGAATCTCAATACCTAAGTCTTGTCTTAGTTTCTCACGAGCTAACTCAGCACCTGTATTAGATGCTTGTTT